TCAACACACAGGGCATTTTAGACCAAGGGGTATCTTATGAGCACGTTCATCGCACCGAAAGCGCCGGTTATGGTGCGGCGCAGCGCGGCGGCGCGCAAACACTGGCGGGATCTCTGGCGGTTTCTCGAGGCGAACGAGATGGCGGACCTCGTCTACGTGCCGATGGTGACCATCATCGCGATCGAGTTCGGTCTCGCCGAGGATGCTTCGAACGCCATCTACCGGCCGCTCGATCCCACGACCGGAAAGAGGACGAAGCGGACGCTCGAGGAGTACCTCGACGGGAAGAATTCGCAGACGGCGCAGGAGCTCACGTTGCTGCGGGACTCACTGAAGCAGGCAGCGAAGATTGCCGAGCAGTTCGGCACCTCACCCTTAGCGGAAAAGCGCGTCGGGGCGGGAGAGAAGGGAACAGGTGAGTCGCCGCTCATGGAGTATGTCAGGACGGCGAACGAGCGGATGAAGCGGAGGATCTCATAGTGCAGGTCGTTCCGGTTCGCGCGATTGGGGACTACCGGTATCACGCATACACCGAGGCGGTGCTCGAGGGGAAGATTGTCGCGTGCCGGTGGTTGACATTGGCGTGCCGGCGTTTCCTCGACGACCTCGAGCGGATCGCGGACGCGGATTTCGGGTACTACTTCGACGAGGACGAGGCCGAGGCGGCGGTCGATTTCTTTCCGCTGTTCCTTCGGCACTACCAGGGGGACCTCGCGGGGGAGCCGCTGTTTCTCGAGCCGTGGGAGCAGTTCATCATTGCGAACATCTACGGGTGGAAGCGGAAGGTTGACGGCCTGCGGCGCTTCCGGAAGGTCTACGTCTCGGTCGCAAGGAAAAACGGGAAGTCGATCTTGGCGGTCGGGATCGGGCTGAAGGGGCTGCTCCTGGACGGAGAGGGCGGGCCGCGGGTGGTGTGCGCTGCGACCAAGAAGGCGCAGGCGCGGATCGTGTGGGATATCGCTGCGCTTACGCTGAAGCAGAACGCGGAGCTCGTGCGGGAGTTCGGGATCAACATTTCCGAGAGCCTGAACGCGACGCGAATTTCGGTCGTCGGCACCGCGGCCGACTTCATACCTCTCGGGCAGGACTCGAAGACAGAGGACGGGCACAACATCCACGTCGGGATCATCGACGAGTACCACGAGCACCCGGACGCGAAGATGGCGGGCGTCATTAGGACCGCTATGGGCGCTCGATCGCAACCGCTCCTGTTCATTATCACAACCGCCGGCTTTGACATCCAGAGCCCGGCGTACGAGGAGGAGCAGTACCTAAAGCGGATTCTCGAGGGCGGAGCGCGGGACGATTCCTATTTCGGAGTGATCTACACGCTCGACGAAAAGGACGACTGGACGAATCCGGAGATCTGGCTGAAGGCGAACCCGAACCTGGGCGTCGGGAAACAGCCGGAGCAGATCGAGACGCTCGTCCAGGAGGCGCTTCATATGCCGGCGACGAAGCTCCAGGTCCTGACGAAGGAGCTAAACGTCTGGACGCAGGCAAAGTCGATCTGGATCCGGGCGCGGGACTGGTCCGCCGTCCAGGAGCCGTTCGTCGCACCAGCAAGGGCACCGTATTTCGCGGGTATCGACCTTTCGAAAACCGTCGACACGACGGCGTACGCGCGGTGCTTCGTCGTCGAGGATCTGTTTCACATCGCGGTGACGATCTACCTGCCGGAGTACGACATCGACGAGCGGGAGAAGCGGGAGCGCGTGACCTGGAGGCTGTGGGCCGAGGAGGGGCACGTTGTACTCACACCCGGGCGCACGGTCGACTACGACTACATCCAGGCGCAGGTGGTCGCTGACGCGGAACGGTACGACCTGCGAGAGCTCGCCTACGACCCGTTCAACGCGACGCAGTTCATTTCAAACCTCGAAAAAGAGGGTTACGGGGAGCGGCTCGTCGAGTTCTCGCAGAGCTGGAAGTTCATATCGCCGGCGGCGAAGGATTTTCAGTCAAAGATCCTGAACAAGAAGCTCCGGGTCCATCCAAACCCGTGCCTGGACTGGATGGTCGCGTGCACGGAGGTGATGTCGGATGCGAACGGGAACATCCGTCCGGTGAAGCCGGACATCGCGAGCGCGACGAAACACATCGACGGAGTGATCGCCGCGATGATGGCGCTCGATCGAGCGGTGAGGCACCAGACCGAGGGCAGCATCTACGAACGACGAGGAGTGATCAGCGTATGACGATTGCAGGAGTAAGACCTGGGAGGGGAACTACGCGGACGAGGATCTGTAGCGCCTGCAAGCTGGAGAAGCCGATTACGGATTTCCCGAAAAACAGGACGCGGCGCGACGGGGTCGGGTACATCTGCGCGGTGTGCGAGCGGATGAGGAAGCGCGAGGAGCGCCGGCAGACGAAGCTCCCGCACAACGCCGAACCGCACGATAATCGCCCGATGATGGGCGATGAGCTTTTCTCGGTCTATTACGCAAACGCGGATCTCCGGGTGCGGCTGCGGGACGAGGCAAGGATTCTCGCTCGGAAAGCGCGAGAGAAAGACGAATACGCGCGCGACCTCGTCCAGATTGCGTGGATGCATATCAGCATGTGCGTCGTCGATCAGACGATCGACTACTACGCAACGGTCGGGCTGCGGGCGATGTGGCGCGACGAGTGGAAACGCCGGTACCGCGGCGAGTTTGCGCTCGAGTCTCTTGAGTGCATGAGCCGCGCGGAGTACGACATGTGGAGCCGTGGGCATTACTGACCCGTGCGGACATGTGCGGACGTGCGGACACCTAGTATTTAAGAGTGACTAGAGACGATCAAACCTTCAGAGCTCCCTGCAACGGGGGCTTTTTTTTGAGAGCCTGACGATTGGCAAAGACGCAAAGCACCGATACCCGTCCCGGCCTTATCCGGAGTTTGAGGGCGGGCTTGAGGTATGCCCGCGCGGTATGGCGGCAGCAGAGCGTCTCGGATCTCGACATGTGGATCGAGCGCGGCTTCGGGGGAATGGGTTCGAGCGGGATGGTGGTCACGCAGGAGACTGCGAACAACTTCACCGCGTACTACTCCGGGGTGCTCCAAATTTCGCAGACGATCGGATCGTGCCCGCTGCATCTGTTCAATCGCGTAGGGAAGGGGAAAGAAATCGCTTCCGGCAACCTGCTGAACAAGGTCCTTTCGCTTCGCGCGAACCGGTACCTCGACGCCTACCGGTGGAAAGAGCTGATGCAGCACCACGCGATCAACTGGGGGAACGGGTATTCGCTGATCCAGCGCGATGGGAGTCAGCAGATAGTCGGCATGTGGCCGCTCATGCCGGACCGGGTTTCGATGCGGATTCGCGACGACGGCGCTCCTGAGTACGTCTACCGCAGGGGCGCCGGAGACAAGGTCACGTATTCGTGGGAGCGGGTGTTCCACCTGGCGGGCTTCGGGTTCGACGGGCTCCAGGGGTATCCGGTACTCACGTTGTTTCAGGACGCGATTGGGCTCGGGCTCGCGCAGCAGGAGTTCCAGAACCGGTTTCTTGCGAACGGAGCGCATCTCCCGGGGTTCTATGAACACCCCGGAGTTCTTTCCGAGGTCGCGGCGAAGCGGCTTCGGGAAGATCTTGAGAAGGCGTACTCGGGCCTCGCGAACGCCGGCAGATCGCCGGTGCTCGAGGAGGGGATGAAGTATGTCCCGCTAAACATGCCGCTCAAGGACGCGGAGTTCCTGGCGTCGCGGGTTTTCCAGATTCAGGAGATCGCGCGGATTCTGAACATCCCGACTCCGAAGCTGAAGGACTATTCGAAGCTCACGTACTCGAACGCGGAGCAGCTCGCGATCGAGTACCGGACCGACACGATCCGTCCATGGGCGGAGCGGTGGGAAGCGGCGATCAATATGCAGCTGCTCACCCCGGCACAGCAGGACGCCGGCACATTCGCGGAGTTCGACCTGAATGCGATTGCGCGGGGCGATATGAAAACCGAGGCGGAGGCGTATCGCGAAGGCCGGTACGGCGGATGGCTGAATGCGAACGAGATCCGCGGGAAGCAGGGGCTCAACCCGATCGAGAACGCGGACGTCGGAGATCGCTACTGGCAGCCGGTCAACATGGTCGACGCTGCGGCGCCTGCTCCGACGCAGGGCGACACCGAAGAGCTTGAGGCGCCGACTGTTCCGGAAAAACCGGAAGAGTCCGAGGAGAGCAACGAACCGACGGAGAGCGAAGCATGAAGAACAAGTGGTTCAAGATCACCGCTCGCGATGACGCGGCAGAAGTTTCGATTTTCGGTGACATCGGATCTTCGTGGTGGGGAGATTCGGTCACGCTCGCGGACTTTAAGGCGGAGTTCGACAAGATCCGCAACAAGGACGAGATCCGTGTGCTCCTGAACAGTCCCGGCGGCGATGTTATGGACGGCATGGGGATTTACAACCTTCTCTCCGGGGTACGCCAGAAGGTGACCGTCGAGGTGCTCGGCATGGCGGCGTCGATTGCGTCGATTATCGCGCTCGCAGGCAGAGAGCTCGTCATGGGTGAGGGGTCGTTCTACATGATCCACAACCCTATCACGTTTGCCGTCGGAGGCTCCGGGGATCTGAGGAAGGCCGCGGATCTGCTCGACACCGTGCGGGGGCAGATGGTCGGGATCTACGCGCAACACACCGCGATGACTCCCGAGGAGATCGAGGCCGCAATGGACGGAGAGACCTGGTACACCGCTGATCAGGCGGTTGAGGCCGGGTTTGCTTCGGGTGTGGTTGATTACGGAGACACCGAGATGGTCGCGTCTTACGACCTATCGAAGTACCGATACGCTCACGTCCCGGTCGAGATGATTGCGGACGAAAAGCCGAGCGACATGCCGGAGACCATCCGCGAGTTCGAGGACCGTGTGAGAGACATGGGTTTCTCGAGGCGCGAGGCGGTCGCCATTGCATCGCACGGGTTCACGCATCGAGATGATGCGGAAGCCGAGGCAGAGCCCAGGATCGAGGAGCAGGCGCCGCGCAGGAGCGCGAATGCGTCTCTCGCAATTCTACTCGCAGGGGAGAACTGAAGAATGAACATGCTGCAAATGAAGCAGCGGATCGAGGACATCTCGATCGAGCTGAACGGTCTCAAGGCGAAGGCCGAGGCCGGAACCGCCGTGGACGATGATCTCGCCAGGGCAAAGGAGCTCATGGCCGAGCGTGAGAAGGTGAAGGCGCAGCTCGCCACCGTCGAGGCGCTCACCGCGCAGGATGACGGCGTCGAGGCTGTGGACATGCGCGTACAGGGGCCGGCCGCCGAGCAGGAGCCGTATCGGCTCGGAAGCTACCTCGTCGACCTCGTGAAGCACAAGAGGGGGAACCCTCAGGCGCGCGTCGTGAACTACCAGAAGAAGGTGTACCGCGAGTTCGAGATCCAGGCCGCGGTGAGTGGTGCGAGTGAGGCTGTGCCCGCTGACGGCGGGTTCCTGGTCGGCACCGACATGTCCGGCGCAATCGCGGAGCGGGCGTACAACAACAACGTCCTTGCTCCCCGGGCCGACAACTACAACATCACGACGGGCGCCAACTCGATTCGCATTCTCGCCAACGACGAGACCTCGAGAGTGGCCGGATCCCGGCATGGTGGTGTTCGGCACTACTGGACCGCGGAGGGCGGCACGATCACCGGCTCAAAGCCGACCTGGCGCGAAGCCAACCTCAAGCTCAACAAGGGCGGGGTTCTGTTCTACGCGACCGACGAGCTTCTTGCCGACGCTCCGCTTCTTCAGCGGAAAGTCGAGGAGTACGTCGCCGACGAGATCGCCTTTGCGGTCCAGGACGGCATGGTCAATGGTGACGGCGCCGGAAAACCGCTCGGTATCCTAAACGGCGCGTGCCTTGTCTCGGTCGCGAAAGAGACCGGACAGCTCGCGGACACGATCGTGTACGAAAACACGGTGAAGATGTTCGCCCGTTTCTGGGGCTCCGATGCAAACGCCATCTGGATCGCGAACCGGGACATCTACCCGCAGCTCGCGGTGATGAACCTCGCGGTCGGAACCGGCGGCGCTCCGGTGTGGATCCCGGCGAACGGCGCGGCGGGCGCTCCAATGAGCACCCTGCACGGCTACCCGCTCATCTACATCGAGCAGTGCCCGACCCTCGGCGATGTCGGCGACCTCGTTCTGTGCGACTTCTCGCAGTACTACCTCGCCGGTAAGGGCGGAGTGCAGGCCGCGATGTCGATCCATGTTGAGTTCATCGATGACGAGACGGTGTTCCGGTGGATTCATCGCATCGACGGGCAGCCGGCGTGGAGTTCGGCTCTCACCCCGTACAAGGGCAGCGCGACCCGCTCGCCTTTCGTCGCTCTGGCCGCGAGAGCGTAAGGAGAAGGGAACATGAACCAGTTCGTACTTTCTGAGATGGGGAAGCCGATCGTCGGAGTCGCTCCGGTCGATATCGGAGGCGTCGCAAAGACGTCGGACTACTTCTCCATGGCCAACTACTCGCACGCCTCGATCATCGTGGTGTGCGGCGTCATCGGGAACGCGGCGACGATCACCGTGGAGGAGTCGAACAACTCGAGCGGCGGAGCGACGACCGCGATCGCGTTCGATTATTACCAAGTGACCGCCGGTGTGACCGGAGCGCGAACTGCCGCGACGTCCGCGGGATTTTCAACCGGGACGACCGCAAGCTCGATGTTCATCATCGAGATCGACGCGGCGGATCTGTCGGAAGGATATCCGTGGTTGGTTGTAAAAGCGACCAACGCCGCGGCGAACCTGATCGCCATCATTCCGATTCTTTCGGGTGCTCGCTACGCGCAAAAGGTGCCGCCGACGGCGATCTGATAGCTACGGCGAAAGTTTCATGCGGGCGGCCTGATTCCGGGCCGCCCGTTACTCTCGACACAAGGAGCCTGAAACATGGTAAGGGCTGATTACAAAGACAAATTCGGGGGCAACCTCGGATTCTACGACGACTCGAGCTTCGAGACCTTTGACATCAAGAAACCGGTGGCCTTCATCGACGATTTCTGTGGAGCGGACGTGGTTATTCCGGCTTCCGGCTCGGATGAGTCCGGATGCAAGTGGACCAAGAAAATCGTGGGCGCGGCGCCTCCGACCGTTGCAAAAACCGCGAACGGAGTCAACGGATTTGTGCTCTGCTCGCTGACGGCCGACGACCAGAAGCAGGACGCGGCGCTTCACATGGACGACCAGCTCATGTTCTCGATCGCGCAGGGCGCGATTTTCGAGACTCGGCTGTCGTTGACCACGCTTCCGACCGTCGATTCGGTGGCGTCATTCGGGCTCTGGGGAGCCTGGGGCGACGGCGGCTCAGCCTATCGCGTAGGCTTTGAAGTCCCTGCGGGTGGGATCGTGACCTGCGAGTCGGACGACAACGCAACCGACACCTCCGCGGCCACCACGACCACGCTCGTCGCCGGAACGTACTACGTGTTCCGGATCGACTGCACCAACCAGGCAGACATCAAGTTTTTCATCAACGGCACACAAGTCGCGACCTCGACCACGTTCAACAACGCAGCCAGCGCGGCGAACTCGAAATGTCAGCCGCACCTTGGCCTGTACAAGGCGAGCGGCGTCGGCGTCGGAGTCCTGTCGGTTGACTACGTGAAGGTCTGGCAGGACAGGAGCTAAAAAAGATGATTACCACCAAACACGTCAACAACGCGCTCGTCTATTACGACGACCGCTACGACAACCGCTGGATCGATGCGCTCGGCGAAAACGTGCGGAAGTACCTTCCGACGGCCGGGCCACCTCGAGATGACACGACGCTCAACCTGACCGAGTGGACGGTAACCGAGGTCGACGTCGGAGCGGGCGATACGTCGGTTACCTCGTCGGTCACGGCCGGGAACTGGGCGCTCGTGACGACCGCTCAGAACGAAAATGACGGAATATCCTCGATGCAGCTCAACGGGGAGACCTTTGAGTTCGCAGTCGGACGGCCGTGCTACTTCGGCATCCGGTGCGCTGCGAGCGATGCGACTCAGAGTGACCTCCTCGTGGGGCTCGCGGAAATCGACACGACGCTTCTGGCCGCTCACGCGATCAACGTGGCGGGAGACGGCGCGTTCTTTTCGAAACTCGACGCAGTAACCACGATCAACGCCAACGCGTACAACGGTGGGGCTTCGACGGCGCAGGTCGCGGTTTCGACGGCGCTCGACACGGGGTATCACACCTACGAGATCTACTTCGACGGCGTGGCCACGATCTACTACTACTTCGACGGGACGCTCGTGACCAGTGCGAGCTCTTCGGGCATCACCGCGGCGTTCACGCCTTCGATCGGGTTCCTTGCCGGCGAGGCTGCGGCGAAGACGCTCGAAATTTCTTGGGTGCGCTGCATCCAGGTGCGCTGATGTTTCGCCAGTATTCAACCGGGAGCGGCGCGATAAGCGTCGCTCTCGATCCCGGGCGGGACTACCAACTCGACTCCTTGCGGCTGCACTTTTCCGCGGCCGCAGCAAACGAGAATTTCACGGTGACGCTTGATTCGGTGGCCGGGGCCGAGTACGACGCGGTCGTTTTGACGCAGAGTACCAACGGCATCACCGACTACGTCTACCAGTGGACGAGGGAGCCGAGCTTTCGCAACGGGGACATACTCAAGTTCGCGTGTGTCAATACCAACCTCCGCACCTGGGGGCTCGAGGTGATTTGGAGGTGACGTCTATCCCTGGCATGCACAACCACCCATGAAAACGAAACTGATCACTGCACCCACGATCGAGCCGGTGACGCTTGCCGAGCTTGAGGAACATCTGCGCATTGGGTCCAACAACTTCGCCGACGATATCGACGCGGTCCAGTCGATCGCGCCGGCGGCACATGTGATCGCGGCGGCGTATTCGCTTCTCGGGACCGGAGTCGACGTGCTCAATTATCGTGCTCTCGTGGTGTTTAGCGCAGGACTTTGCGGCGCGGGCGGATCGGTAGCGGCAAAGATCCAGGAGTCCGACGACAACGTGACGTTCACCGACTGGACCGGGGGCGCATTTACGACAGTGACCGAGGCGAACGACAACACGACCTACGAGAAAGCCTATACCGGGATCAAGCAGTACATCCGGGTCGTCTGTACCGTGGCAGTGGCTACGTGCTCATTCGGGATCAGCGTGGTTCGGGAGTCGCCGTACAGCGTCGAGGACACGTACCTCGAGGGGCTGATCGTCGCCGCGCGGAGGATCATCGAAAACGTTACCAACCGCCGACTGATCGAACAGACCTGGGAGCTCGCGCTTGATGAGTTCCCGGGCGCCGACTTGATCCGGATTCCGTACCCTCCGCTGAAGTCGATCACGAGCGTGACCTATTACGACGTCGATGAGACGGCAGCGACGTTTGCCGCCACGAACTACCACGTCGACACCTATGGGGAGCCGGGGAACATCGTGCTTGCCGACGGATCGGTGTGGCCGAGCACCACGCTCCGGACGGTCAACGGAGTGGTGGTGCGTTACGTCTGCGGGTATGGCGACGAGGTGACCGACGTTCCGCAGGAGTACCGGCAGGCGATCAAAATGCTCGCGGCCGAGTTCTACGAACACCGCGAGGCAACCGACCGGCTCTACACCACGAAGTTCTCCGAGCTGCCCTACGGGGTGCAGATGATCCTCGGGCTCGAACGGGTGGTGCCGGTGTGAGGGCGGGAGAGCTGAGAAACCGCGTCACTATCGAACGGTCGAGCGATCCGTCGAACTGGGGCGCGACCGCTGCGTGGTCGACCTATGCGACGGTGTGGGCCAAGGTCGAGCCCGTAAGCGGCAGGGAGTACACCGAGGGACGGCTCGTCCAGTCGGAGCTCACGCATACGGTGACGATCCGTTGTCTTTCGGGGGTCAAGGCGGACATGCGCATCAACTTCGAGGGCCGGTATCTAAGGATCGTCACGGTCAAGAATGTGGACGAACGCAACCGTGAGCTCGAGCTCATGTGCACGGAATTGATCTGATGGATGTCGAGATCGTCCACGAGTCGATCGATTACGACGAGCTGTTTTCGCGGCTTTCGAAAGAGCTCGTCAACCAGTCGCTGCCAATCGTGCAGGCCGAGGTCATGGGCGTTCTCAGGCCGCACCGGATCACGGGCGAGACCGAGGCGAGCATCAAGACTCGTCCGGTGTCGGAAACAAAGCAGTCGTTTCGGATATTCGCCGAAGGCGAGGGCGACTCGAAACGGTTCGTGAAAGAGCAGAAGGGCCAGGCCGGGGAAGTGTACACCGATGTCGTCTGGGCTCCAATCCTGGAGTACACGGCGGTTCCGTTCATGCGGCTCGGGGCGTTGCTTGCTCGAAAAAAAGCACGGGCGCTGATCAAGCCGATTTTCGGAAAAACGATGCGCGGCGTGATCAGCATGAAAAAGCGGCGGAGGATGTAAGTGCCGAGCAGCTATATCGACCAGGCGCTTATCTATACCGCGAAGCAGGCGACCGCGGTTACGGCCGTGTTCGGGCAGAGGATCTATCACATCCGGGCGCCGCAGCGCACCGAGAAACCGTACGCGGTGCTTCGGGTTGTTGCGCCGTCGAATGAAATCGAGACCTTCGACGATGACGCATACGGTCAGCCGCTGTGCCAGTGGACGTGTGTCAGCGATGACAAAAAAACGCCGTGCGATGCGTTTGTCGGCGCGCACGCGCTTTTGGACGTGTTTCGGAATTACTCGGGCAGCATGGACGGGGTAGCCGTCGACTACATGGAGATCCGCGGGCCGATCGAGATCGAGCTTCCGCAGACGCAGGACATCGCGTGTATCGTAGAGCTGATACCGCACTATGTGGAGCCGTAGATGACGATTCAATGGGCGCTACAGCATGCCGGGATCGGGAACGCGCTGGGGTATTCGACGATGGAGCGAAGGCTCCTCGAATCGCTGGTCGCGAAAGGCGTTACGTTTGCGGAGTCGAAGGTGCTCGTGCACTTCATTCCGTTTTACTTCATGCAGATCAGGCGCTTTCGCCACAACGTTTTGTACTCGATGTATGAGTTTGATCGAATTCCGGCGCAATGGAAAGGGCAACTGGAAAAGCCTGAGTTGATCATCGTTCCTTCGAAACACAACCAGGAGGTGTTTCAGGCCGCGACCAGCAAGCCGGTGGTGATATGTCCGGCGGGTGTGGATTCGATCCGGTACACGTTCAAGGAGCGGAACAAAGCCGATCCGTTCGTGTTTCTGTACGTGGGCGCGAAAAACGCGCGCAAGGGTGTGTGGCACGTCGCGAAGGCGTGGGAACTGTGGAACGAGCGATTTCCGGAGCGCTCAAACAAGTCGGTTTTGATCATGAAAGAAACCGAAGAGGGTATCGCTCAGGAACTCAAGCAGGTGACCAGGAACGCATACGTCGACACGCGGGTGCTCCCGCTGAGCGAGGAAGAAGAACGAGAACGCAACCTTCCGACGCTTGTCTCCCTGTACCACTACGCGCACTGCTTCCTGTTCCCGACCATGGGGGAGGGATTCGGCTTGACGCTTGCAGAAGCGATGGCGACAGGACTGCCGTGTGTTTTCACGCCATGGAGCGGGTGCACCGATCTTGCCGACGAGCTTGTTGCGTATCCGATCAGGCACGGCATGAAGCGGATCGATTTGCAAGATCCGAGCGGGGCCGAGATCGAACCGGTCTGGGCGGCGGATCCCGACATAGATTCGATCGTGGAGCGCATGGACGAGATCTACACCGACTACAATCGGGCGCTTGAGAAGGGCCGGATTGCCGCGACCAAGATGCGCGAGGCTTTTACCTGGGAGCAAGCCGCGAATCGGTTTATTGAGATCATCAACGCATGCTATGGGGAGGACATGGCGGCATGAATATCAATCTCGGATGCGGCGAGCGCAGGCTCGACGACAAGTTTGAGGGCGGATTCGTCAACGTCGACTTTCGAAAGACGGCGATCGTCGACGTGGTGCACGACCTGACCAAGTACCCTTGGCCATTCGCAGACGAGGAGTTTGATAACGCCTACGCGATCGATGTCGTGGAGCACATCCTGCACGTGTTCCCGTTTGTCGATGAGGTCTGGAGGATCGTCAAGCCGGGCGGGAAACTGTACATCCGCACGAGTTATTTCGAGACAGAGCAGTCATACACGGACCCGACGCACTTTCATTTTTTCACGCTTCAGTCCTTCGATTTCTTCGATCCCACGACCGGGATCGGGAAGCAGTATCACTGGTACACCGATCGCAAATGGAGAATCCTCAACAAGGGCCGTTCCGGCGAGGAATCGGTGTTTACGATGGAGAAAATCATATGAACCTATTAAAATGTCCGAATTGTGGACTTCAGGTCGAGTCGCCGTTTCGTGCCGCGGTGTGCGTGCGATGCGGAAATATCGCGACGATTCCACCCCTCACCGATGGAAAGTTTGAGCAAGTCGGTGAAGACAACGAGCCGATACAGCCGGAGCCAAAGGCACCGGTTTCGGGTAAAAACAGATCGCCGGAGGACGGCGGGAGGGTATTCTAATGGCAGGACCGGACAAGGGGTATCTGGGCGCCGTCTATAGTGGCGCGAACAAAATCGCCGAGATCAACAGGTGGCAGTTCAACCCGGAAACGAGGATCTCGGAAACGACGGCGTTTGGAGATTCGGCGGTCAAGAGGATTTTCACGATCAAGGACTGCTCCGGATCGTTCGACGGAAACGCCGACAAGTCGGACGCCAACGGACAGAACGCGCTGATCAGTATGCACCTGTCAGGAGGAACGCCGGCGGCCGTATTCCTGTATCTGTACGTCTCTGGCTCACAGGGCTACTACGGCAACGCCCTCGTGACGCCGACGAAGTCAGCCGACGCGAACGCGCTCCAGACTTTCAGTGCGACGTTTGTCGAGTCTGACGTCTGGTACACTAACATCCCGTAAGCGCAAAAGAGGAGGAGCTGATGCGCCTGGCAATTTCGAAAGAGGGCAAATACATCCCGGAGTGGCACGGCAACCGCGACCTGGCGGATTCCGAGCAGTTCTACGTGACCTATCAAAACCTGTCGTCGGATGAGCGTGCGCGATACGAGAAAAAGGGGCAGATGCGCGTGCTCATCCCCGACGTGTACAACGCGAAAGACGCGGATGTCGACGAGGCGGTAAAACGGGTGACGGTCAAGGCCGCCGACGGAGAATACACG